GATTGTCACTGCAAAAGGTCTTGCATTTCGGACATGAATAGTTTCTGTTACAGAAACATTGCCAGTGACTTGCAGTAACCCACCGACATTTAGATTGCCGCTCACGTCACCGTTGCCGTTGAGGTCCAATTCGGTGGCCGTGACTTTCTTGGTCGTGACCCCACCATTAGCTGCCAAAAGCCCCGTCAACGTCGTAGCACCGTTGACCTTCAAAGTTCCAGTCGCCGTGATGTTGGCGGCGTTCAGGTTGACAAGCGTGGTCGCCCCCGTGGCCGTGATGTCCGTGACATTCAGACCTCCTTGTGCGTTCAGGTCACCATGCACGGTCAGCGAACCAGATACATCGCCGTTGCCGTTCAAATCAAGGTTGGTTGCTGTCAGCGCCTTGGTCGTTACGCCGCCATTCGCGGTGAGCTTTCCGGTGAGCGTGGTAGCCCCTGCCACCTTCAGCGTTCCGGAAACGTCCGCGTTCCCGTTCAGGTCCAGTTCCGAGGCAGTGAGCTTTTTGAGAGTCGTCGAACCGTTGACGACCAAATTGCCGGAGATCGTTCCGCCAGTCTTGTCGAACTTGCCGTCCGCGAGCGCTTTCAGCTGCGTGTCGATGATGTCCATCGAGGCGTTGATCGCCGTGATGTCCGCCGGAGCATCTTTCAGTTCAAACTTATTAAGCTTGTAATTTTGGGTTTGCGTTGCCATCTCACTCAATCCGGAATGAAGTTCTTGACGTGCTGCCACGTCGGCATTCGGTCCTTCAGGTTCTGCCACGAGGAGAAGTTGTTCTTGATGTCGCCCCAAGTGCAGTACCAACGCTGAATGTCCAGCGTCAGATGGCACGGCTTTCGAATTTCAAGCTGTCCCTCAAGCAGCGAAAGATCGAGATCGACCATGTCGTTTCCCGGTCGCGGCTTGACTATGACACGAAGCGTATAGTGTGCAGCGCTCACCTCAGAACGCGCTCCGTCGTAGAACTGAGAGACCAGCGTTTGGATTGAGCTGCGCGTCAATTTGTTGAGGTGATTAAAGAAGTCAAGCACCGCCAGGCGTCGATCCTGCAACGTGCCGTTCGGCGGCAGATTGAGCCACTTTTCCCACTCCTTGCACCGATCCTCGGACATGGTCATGATGAAGGCGTCAAGCATCATCTCGCCTCTGCCCGTCTTGATCTCGTCAACCACACTCCCCTGGGCCTGTAGGATGACCTGCATTTCAGGGTATTCAACCCAGAACGGCGGCTGATAGCCGCGCATTCGCTGATAGGACTCTCTGCTCATTCGGCCACCCATTCGGTTGTGCCAAGCTTGGCGATCTCTTCGTCTCCGAGCGTGACGTTTTCCTTCTTGCCATTCACAGAAACGTCGAGCGCAAGATCAACCGTTTCATTGCCGGCGATGATGCCCGCGATGGCTGTGTACGAAACAATCGTTCTTGAGTAGTTGAGCGTGTGCAGGTACTCCGTGATCTCTTCCTCCAGGCCAACAGGCTGTTCAAAGCCGGCACGCAAGACCAATGTAGCCTTGACGTTGATCGCAACTTCAGTTGCCGTCGTCACGGTCACAGTGGCACCGATCGGGGCCTTGCCTTCGCCGACGCCTTCAGAACCCGGGTCAAGGAACTCCTGAAATCCGTCAATCAGCTCTTTCGATGCAACCGTGTTCTCGGACGAGAGAATCGACACTTTGACCGTTCCCTTGCCGTTCCATGTCGGGAAGATCTTGTAGTTGCCAATACCGGCATATTCTCGGCACCACTTCTCGTATTGCGCGATGTTGCCGTCGAGCGTCATGGTCGGCAGTGTGTCGAAGTAGCGTTGACGGAAGTCTTCTGTGTCCTCTTCCTCTTCGCCGTAGACAACAACCTCCTCGAGCATCTGAGCCGTTTCAAGCCCCTGGATGTAGTTGATCGGAATCAGTCGGCCGCTGTTGAGATTGCCGATTTCACCGGCCGTTTCGCAACGTAGGTTGTAAAGGCCGTTCTCGACCTTCTCCGTCACAACAAAGTTCACGTCCTCCAGGCTAAAGCGTTCCCCGATAGCAATTTCAAGGCTCGCCGGCGTGAATTGGCCGCGGCGAATGGCATACGTCGCTTCGTAGGGCGAAATACCGATTTCTGCGCCTCGCTTGATCAGCCACTCGCGCTGAGCCGTGCCGGCAAAGGTATCGGCACGAGCCTGCTCAAGTTCGGCGTATTCGTCTGCGAGCTCTCGAGCAGCCGGCGCAAGAGCGTCGTAAATGACGCTCCCTTCGCGCTTGTCCATCGTCGCAGGAACGCGATCAAGCATTCCCTGCAAAATCTGGTCATAGGTTTTAATGGTCATACCTGAACCTCTACGCTGGAAGAAACAGCGCCGAAAATCGTGTTGGCTACAAAGGAAACGGCTAGGGCATCACCCGAACGGCTGAACTCAAATTCGGAAACGGAAGTGATTCGCTTGTCCCATGTAAGCGCTTCAGTAATTCGCCGCTGAACATCCGAGAGAATCCATGCCAGTGGCATTCCGATCAGATCCCACAGTTCGCTGCCGTAGTTGTCGGTGTAGATCTTTGAGTAGACAAAGCGCTCGGTTTGCAGAATCTTGAAAATGGCCTGCTTCATCGCGGCCTTGCCGTCTGTCAAACCTGAGATGCGCTTCGTTTCCAAATTCATGTAGTAGGTTTTCGTCGGCAGATCCGCTTCACTTTTCAAAGTGACGTTTCCTTGAGTCAGCGAGGGATCTTCTGCCGTCACTGTCGGGATCATGAGGCCTCCACAACACGGTCGATGATCAAAAACTTCTGGCCGCCCTGCTGCTTGAGCAGAGCAACCTTGTCCCCCAAGACTAGACCCAGATGTAAAGTGAACTGTTTACGGCCTACGTACTGGTGGTCATGAGCCTGAAACGAGGGGTCATGAGCGCCTCCCTGCATCTTCTCGACCATGTGATTGACCGTCTCGTCGAGCGTGTACTCGGTCACGCCGCGGCACAGCACTAAAAAGTCCTTCGTGAGCACCGTCTTTTGATCCAGAGTCACCTCAAGCGGCGCGACCTTTGTCACCGTTCCGAAGTACAAATCCATCGGCTGGCGACTGTTGAAGACGCTGTTGGCGATCCCTTTGACCAGGTCTGCAAAATTAGGCATGCCACAGCTCCGGATTGATGAAATCGATGTCCATGCTGTGGTCGTCGCCAGTAAATCGGTGAGTCACCTGTTCAGCAACGAGTAGCATCGGCGCAAGCCCCGTTTCCTGTTCCAGATTGATCGTGATGCCATTCCCGGCTCTGATTGTCGGCTCACCCCTGATACCCTTCAGGGAGAAGTTTTTCGACACAAGGTTGCGCATGCTCATCGTCATGCGTGCGTAATTCGCCCCATTCAACCCGTATTGGATTTCCTTATAAAACTTCAATAAACCCCATTTGGCCACATTGACGTTGTCGCGCAAGTTGTACGTTTCGAATTTGCCCGTCTGAGGATTTGAGATCCCGATCTTTACCGCGTTTGCCGTTTCTCGATCAATGGATGTCACCAATCTGAAGTCCTCCAGGTTGTCCTTATTAATCAGCATGCGCAACTGCATGTCGTTGATATTCTTCAGCGTCAGCTTGCCGAAATCGTCGTACAGTACAAAGCGATTTTGCGTATTGGCGTGCGTAATACCGAGAGCCTGCAAGATGCACTCCCACATGCTCACGCCCATCTCGTTGCGAGCCGGGATTCGGAACTCGGTATCGGCAAGTTCTCCGATCTGCAGTTCGTAGTCCTCTGCGATCATTCGGATTACTTCGGTCGCCGTCTTGTTCGTGTAAACATAGGGTTCTTCCTGCCGCAAATACCGAAGCTGATCGTACGCGGTGCATCGAACGAGCCGATCCTTCGTTCTCTCACGTTTAAACAGATAGCCTGAAAATACGGGTTGCTGATCGCAATAGAACTGAACTTTCGCGCCTTCGGGAAAACTCAAATTGCCATCGTCGTAGACGGTAAATTCAAGTCGTCCCGGCGCTCCCGCAATCCTCGTCTCCCATGCAACATCCTCTACAACTGGCGGACGATACGCATCGCCACTACTCGGTGATTTGAGAATCTGAAGCTCGCAACTCATGCTCGTTGCTCCTTCGTAGTGCCGTCTTGGTTGACTTCTGCTGTGCGCGGAGGGTTGTACGTTTTAAGTCGAACCTTCACGCACAGATCAAACCCATACTGCGAACGGTCTTCGACGACGGAATAGTCTTCAAGCACCATCTTCAAATTGATGTTTGAAAACGAGTTGAAATTTGTCAGACTCAGCTGCTCGCCAATCATTCGAAAGCAAATGAATTGAAAAGGCTCCTTGTCCTTTTTCCAGCGTTCGAGTTCATCCAGAAATAGCGTAGCCGCCACACCGGAAGCTAAATTTCCGAGATCCCCGAGAGCGTCAGTAATGCCGCCGACAACAGAGCCGGCAGCTGACGCAAACGGATAGTTCGTATGCGGAATCAAAAACTCAAAGCTGATTTCAGTTAGCCCCGGCTGCTTGAGAATGTTTGCCTCCGTGCCATCGATCAGCTCGATGGTTTTGTTTCGGTTGCCGTAGACCGTGGTGATAGCCGCCGGAGCGATCGGTAGCGGCAGATAGCTTAGAAAAACCTGATACGCCATCAGTGAACTCCTTCGGCGCTCATCTGCATGCTTTGCTCAAGCTTGCGCAACATCATGTCGATGAGACTGTCTGCGTCGGCCTTATTGGAGATCGAATTGTTATTCGTGACGTTGACTCCGTAGGTGTTATTCGAAATTCGGTTCACGGCCACACGTTCGCCGTACTCCTGCATGAGCTTCACCTCTTCGTCGTAGTTGCCCGTGTTGGCCGCCGTCTTTTCAGAGGCCGCAGTAATTCGGTCAATCTTGGCCTTGGTGTCAGCATCGATCGCAGAGATGTTGGCCGCGAAGTCGTACGCCGGTACGTCCTTCAAAGAAGGCGTCACAAACGATTTGAAGGAATCTTTTGCTGAAGCGATCGTTTCGTCGAGCCATTCGCGTCCAGCCTTGGCGTTACCCGAAAGGCTCCAGTTGATGCCCTCGGTGGACATCGGTTCGTACACTGGGGAGTCGTCGAACTTGCGATACGTCCCCATCAACGTGTCACGCTTGGCGGCAAACTCATCGGCGTACTGCGCCATCGTCTTGTCGCTGTTCTTGTCCCACTTGATGTCTTCGACACCGAAGAACTCAAACGCCTTGGCGAGCCCCCCGGAGACACTCGACAAGAAGTCGTAGAACTTGGCTTTCAGGCTCGTCCAGAGGTTTTCTCCGAGCGTTCCGACAAGGTCCCAGATCTTCTTGCCAAAATTGACGATGCCGCCCAGAGCATTGTCCAAAAGGATCACGAAGTTATTGATGTATCCACCAACCACACCGAAGACGGAGCCCACAACGTCGCCAAAAGTTACGCTGCTCCCAGTCAAGCTGTTGAATGCCTCAACGCCCGCATAAATCAAGCCGCAAAGAGCACCCATGCCGAGAACGACCAACCCCACGGGATTAGCTGTCATAGCTGCGTTGAGCGCCCACTGAGCCGCGCTCAGTGCCCCGGTTGCGATCGATGTAGCCAAAGCCGCACCGCGCACCGCAAGATACCCGGCAGCCATGCCGCCGAGCACCGGCACCATAAAGCCAAGGTTCTGCTGAGCCCACTGTGCCCCTTGGCGAACGCTGTCGAAAGTCCAAAGTGCTGCCTCTCCGAGACGCTCAACGCCCGCAATAGCCACAGACGTAAACTGCATAAGCGTCTTGTTGTTGGCCAAGGCAGAGACCTGATCCAGAACGGGCTTGAAAGCCATCGTCGCCGACGTCTTGAATCGAACCCAGGCTTGAGCCCATGTCAGAGGCATAGAGTCGAGCTTTTTATTGACGTCATCGGCGGAAGACATGACAGCGTTCTTCACGATGTCAGCCGTCAGAACGCCTTCAGAAGCCAAATCTCGGATTTTTCCAATCGGTACGTCCAGATACTTCGCAATCGACTGGATGATCGTGGGAGCACCTTCGAAGACAGACTGCAATTCGTCACCGCGCAGAACGCCCGCGCCCAAGCCCTGCGTGAGCTGGATGATGGAGTTCTGCATTTCTTCAGGCGTAGCACCCGCGATTGCGTATTGCTTGGCGAGAATTTCAGAAAAAGCCGCAATTTCCTTGGTGGAGCTAAAAGCGCTGCCTGCGTTCATACCGACGCGGGTAATGACCTGCCCCATCGTTGTCATGTCAGTGCGAGAGCGCTGTGCCGCCTCGTACACACCTTGTTCGAGTTCCGGCACCGTCTGCTTGCCGTCATTGATAAGCGCCAGACGAGATCGAACGTTTTGAAGCGAGTCTGCCATCCGAACAATCGTGCCGGCGCTGAATGCTGTCGCCATTGCGGCACCGACGCTCAGAAGCGTGCTCTTGAGTCCGGATGCCGCGCTGTTGATCAGTCCGACATCGGAGGCCGCAGAAACCGCAGAGGCCCCCGTTCGGTTAAGCGCAAAGGTTGCCGCTTCAGCACTGTCAACCAACGGCTCGAGCGTTCCCGTCGTCCCCACAAGCGGTTTTGAGCTCAGAGAGGGCAGCCCCTTGAAAGAGGCCGACGGCGTTACGAGAGGCTTTGAAAGAGCCGAATGCAGGCGACTCAGCCTGTCTTGCGCACGATCAAGCCCCATGGAGAAGCGCTGCAAAGTGGACGTAAATCCGTCTTGCAGAACGATCTCAGCAGACAACAGGTTATCGGCCATTTTTTCTCCTCAGCTTGTCCTGACGGGCTTTTTCTTTCTTGGAGTCATCAAAGAGAATGGCAGCAATGAGCGCCTTTTCCCTGGGCGGAAGCGCCGCAAACTTTGACGGCGGCCAGTGAAAGCGCAGCAGGCAAGCGCGTGCCACCTGCACTTCCAAGCTTCCGCCCTCGATCAGTTTTTTGCTTCTTCAAGCGCCTCTTCCAGGGTTTCGTCACCCATCAGCTTCTGCACTTCGCTGCGCAGTTGAATCGCCTCAGCGGGCTTCAAAAGCTTGCCAAGAAGCGCCTCGGGAGACTTCACGCCAAAGTGATCCTGCAGCTGGGCGTTGAGCAGGTTCGGCACCACAACAGAAGCCGCCATCAGCTTGGTCTGATAGGCCACAGAATCGAGAACCTGCGCCCCGGTCTTGGCATCACGTACGGTGCTCTGGCGCTCAATCTGAGTCACGTCGGCAAAAGACAGCGCTCGAAGCGTCCAAGGCATTGGATTGCCGTCGGCGTCCTTGAAGCGCTTGGAGATTACGACTTGCTTGGTCTCGGACTCGAGAGGAAGATCGCAGAGATAAGCGGTAAGGTCAGACATCGAAAATTTCCTTCTGAGAAAAATTCAGGGCCGAAGCCCTGAAAAACGGTTTAGGCTCGCATGCCGTCCAAAATGTTGAAGCTTTCGGGCATTTCGAAGTCCTCACAGGTGAAGTCCATCGTTTCGTCAAGCGTCTGGTCGCTGTCGGCATCGAGCTTTGTGAGCGTGAGCGAATCGATGTTGCAGTCCTTGAGGACAATGGTCTGGCGCCCGGCACTCGAGGTCGTATCCTCGTTCGTGACCTGCATCTCGAAGTAGAAGTCGCCGCCCGTCTTCTTGTAGTCCAGAAGCAATTGACGCAAAACCGACGTGTTGTAGTGGAAGGTCGCAGTTCCGGAAATCGTCATGCCCACCGATTTGTGACCCTTGTTGACACGTCCCAAAATCGGCACATCCACCTTTTGCTTTTCGGCCGTCACATCAATGTTCTTGACCTGCATGAAGTTGTAACGGTTGCCGTTGATCGTGAAGTAGCACTCGCCGGCCGCGCCGCTCAGTGCATCACGTACATTCATCGTGATTGCCATGTCTCATGCTCCTCTTATGCAATTTGAACAGTCATGTAAAGCTTCTCCATCGCAGACGTCGGCTGAACAGCATCGGTGACAACAACCGAGCCTTTCTCTTCGCCATGCATCACAACGATGTCCTCGTTGTCGTAGTTCTCGATGGCTCGAATGTCCTGCATCTTCTTGTGATGCGTATCGATCTGCGACCAGAAGGAGATGCGTCCGGACTGATCGTTGTTGACCTTGCCCAGGAACTGCGTGTTGAAAATGACGGCAATGTCGTTGCCGATCTGATCGATCACGCGAATCGTCTGGTTCTTCGAGAAGTCCTCGCTCTTTTCCTCAGTAAAGGTCGTGAGCGTGTTGATGTCCGTAAGCACGCGGACTTCGTCACCCACGCGATGGAAGACGAGCATGCCGCAGTCGATAGCGGTCTCGAGCTTGCTCTGATCGTCATCGATGACGAGCTCCGTCTCGCCCGTGTACGTCGCGTTCGTAAGGCTCGACTGCACGCGGCAACCTGCTTGCGCGCCCGTCACCCAGTAAACGGCACCCGCTTCGGTATCGTCGCCGCCCGCCTTGGATTCGCCAACGCGCGCAGAACCCGCCTTGGCAGACGCAGCAGCAGATGCGGTTTTGGCGGCCGTATTCACCGAAATCACACCTTCGTAGTCCGCTTCGGCATAGTCGTAAACGACCGTCTGGAACTTGACACCTCGCTCGTCACGCATGCGCTTGGTCCACTGAACAACGAGCTTCTTGACCGATTCGTCAACCGTCGCCGCACCGAAGGTGTTGAAGCTGTAGCCTTCAAGCTTGGCGATGGCCGACTGCCAGTCACCCGCCGTCACAGTGCCGTCGGTGCCGCCCGTGAGCGGCGTCTTGGCCGTCTGCTCCAATTCGGCTTCCGGCAAGAAGTGAAGCCAGCTGTTGTCCACCAGTTCGGAGGCGTCCGCAACCGTTTGAATATCAAGCTGCGTGGTGCCCAGATAGGTCATCACGTCGAACATCTCTTCGCTGTCGGCGTTGGCCTCGATGACAACCGAAAAATCGTTGCCTCGCACACCGGCATAGAGCGCTTCGGCAAAGGTGTTCTTGGCCTTCGTCGCCGTGGAGTTCAAGCGGTACAGGTAGACCGTCTGTGCACCCATGAAGAGATCGCGCAAGCCCTTTAAGGCATCATCGGCGTAGTCGTAGCCGAGAATTCGACGGCTCGAGTAGAGAAAATCGCTCTGCTCAAGCTTGATCACCTCTCCGACGGGGCCCCAGGAGAGCGGAACCGCCATTGCCGCAATGCCTCGATCAGAAAGCGTCGCACTGGCGCGAGCTGCCGACACGAAGTTGATGTAAGCGCCGGGGAGCTTTTTGTTTTGCACGGTAAAAGTGCCACCACCCAACATTTAGTTCACCTCTTTGCTGTAAAAATCCTTGAGCTTCTTGCGGATGTCATCGACCGTGTACCGCTCGTCATCCTTGAGGATCACGGCGAGCACATCGCGATACCGACGAAATCTGCAGCTTCTCAGCACTGCGCTTTTCGTAACGCTTCGCGCCACGAGCTTGCGTTTTGCCTTGTCCGTCATTCTCACCTCACTCGTATAGTGTTCAGTTCCAGCGTCTCCATGAGCGCCACGTCCGAATCCGGATAGCGAACGGAGACTGGAATCAGCATGGAAAAAATCATTGCCTCGTCCGTGTAGCGCACCTCGCGCTTTTGCACCGGCACCTTGTCGCCGGTGAGAAGATCGATGGTGCGGAAAACCTCAAAGAGCTTTTCGACAATTGCGGGAGACTCCGTGCGCAGCGAAGCAATGTCCTTCGGGTTGTAGATCACGTCGAACATCACTTCCTGCCGCTCCAATTGCCTGTTCAGGCTCACGCGAGCACGAGCCTTAAATCGCGTCACGAAGACAAAGAAGCACGGCAGATTCAGTCCTTGCGGCACCGCATCCGTGTAGACAGCGCAATCCTCAAAAGTCGACGTGAGCGTCTTGACCACGCCGTCGATCAGGTCACTAACCCCCAACTGCATGTCTCAAAGCCTCCTCAAAAGCCCTCTGTGCAAATCTCTTCGACTCAGGCTTGAACGCATCCATTGCGTCGCGCAGGAAATACTTCGGCGGCGCGTACCCGATCTGCTTGCCGTTGCGCATGATTCGGTGCCCGTACTCGACATAAATCGAGTAGAAAAGCGAGGTTCCGATCGTGGCCGAGTAACCGCCTTTGGTTTTGACAGCCGGCTGAAGTGTCCAGGAGCGGCGCAGCTGACCCGTGTCAACGGGGGTGGCTTTGACGATTCGACCAAAAGCTTCGGCTGCCACGGTGTCGGCTGTTTTCTTCATCACGGCTTCGAAGTTTTCCTTCCGCAAGCGCTTGGCCAAGTCACCGACCTTCCCACGCTTGATGACAATGCCGCCGAGCTTCCTACTGGGCATAAGTCCCCCTCGGAATCGTGAGGATGACTTCCTGATGGCTTCGGTAAACCGCGGGCGCACCGGACGCTTCGTAGGCAGTCGTTCGCCCTTCCTGAGTGACCGTAATCCGAGAGCCGGGCTTGATCGTGATGTCAGGCGAGCAGAAAAGTTTGACCACCTGGACGACTGCGGCCGTCGATTCCGATTCGTCTGTCGTTCGAACAGTCGAAAAGGAGAGGCGACACTTGACGTCTTCGGCTACGGGAACAAACTTTGCCGGCAGCTCTCCGCCGGTGGCTTCGTTCTTCTCGGCCTTCAATTCCGAGATGACTGCCACGCCCTTGTAGAGCCGCTCGACAGCGCGTCTGACGTGGTCGGTCACCATGTCAGCCTCCGATAGCGCACAAGCGAGCCGGTAGACACGCGCATGCCGTCCACGAGGGCGTTGAACTTGGCGGTTGGATCGTTTGCGGCATTGAAGTTCACCGTGGTGTCGCCTTCCTTCACCGACGAGATCACGCTCTCGACGCTTTCGATTCGACCCAGGCTGTAGAGAAGCTTCAAAACTTCCCCGGCAACCTCTTCGGCCTGCTCGGTTTTCAACCCGTCAGGAACGGCAGAGGCATTCAAAAAGTTCGTGATGCGAGCATCTGACAACGATCGGCAGTAGCAAATTGTCTGATCGTCTGCCACAACCCCAAACTGCTTTAACCGACCTTTGACCGCATCCATGAATTCTTGATCGTTCACGCTTGACCCCTTATCGAAAAGCCCCGCCGAAGCGGGGCCTTTGTTAGCTCATCAGGCTGCAGGCGCCGCTCGGACAGCTGCCGCGCCCACCGTAAAGGTGGCACCCGACACCGCCGTCACCTGCCAGACAGCCTTCGTCGCGTCCTCGATCAAGTCACCGACGATGATCGGCAGCGTGTCGGCGCCAGGAGACACGGCGGAAGCCTGGCAGTCAGCCTTGGATGCGCTGAAGGTCTCGGTCGAGATGCGGTACGACGCGCCTTGCTTGACCTCCTGCCCCTCCAGAGCGATCACAGCATCCGTCGCCGCCTTAACGCCCTGCTCGATGTGATCCAGATCGGTTTCGGCGATGAGGTCGCCCGTGTTCCAATCCTTCGGGGTGTATGCCGTAGTTGCCATGTCTAATCCTCCTTAAGCTGCCTTCGCCTGACCAACCTTGGCCTTGCCGACGGAATTCAAATCAAGCTCGCTTTCGGGGGCCTTAATGCCCGTGATCGACCCGTGCAGGAACGCCGGACCGTGAGCCAAGCCAACGGTTGCATAAAGCATCTGACGGAAAGAAGCACCTTCCTTGGCAAGGTCTTCCACAAAAACGGTGCCCTTGTTGGGGACGTTGAGGAAGACCGGCGAGATGTAGGCCATGTCCGCAACGAGGATCGTGTCGTTGGGCATGTAGAAGTCCTGCACAATGCCCAAAGTGCTCTGGTTCGTCACAATGGTGTCGATGGCATAGCCGCCGACATTGCGCGTTGCCGGAGTCGTGAAGCCGTAAAGCTTTGCGTACAGATCCGAGATCTTCTTGCGCACGACAGCCGAGCAGAAGAGCACGGGATTCGTAAACTCGGCGCCCGCATTGAACATCTTGATCATCAGATCTTCGATCATGTCGATCGTCAGATCGGCATTGCCGGCGGCAATCGTGTTTCCGGTCGAGCAAAGTTCGATCATGCCGCGGGTCTTGGACGCAACACTGTCTCCTGTGCTCTTTTGGTACTTGCCGCACAGGAAGGTGTATTCCAAGTCCTTAGCGAGCTTCTGCAGCTTGGCCGCACGCTGGAAAGCGAGCTCGTCGGGCTGTTCGATACCGAGACCTGCCGTCAAGCTTTCACCGTCAGCGGCAAGGCGTCCGGAATTTCCCATGCGGTTGTAGGACACGCCGAAGGTGTACTGGAAGATCTGCGTGGTGTTAACTTCCTGCTCACGAGCAATCGACGTGATGGCAGGAGCCGTCATCGATGCTGTTTCCGAAATTGCCGGCTGAGCCGCGGCCTCAGTCTCATATAGAACCCCGGTCGGGAATTCCTGGTTGGTCGTGACACGCGTGTTGCCGAGACCTCCGATCATGGACAGAAACGGGGTCTTGTGGCGTGCCGCCTGAAAAAGTGCACCCTGATAGTTCGGGGTGGTTCCGGTCGTGGAAATTCCAGCCATTTTTTATCTCACTGTAAGTTGATGCCTTCTTTTGCAGCCGCCTCCACAAGAGAGAGCTGCTGCGCGAAGTTGTTCTGACTCTGAGCCTTTTCATAGGCCTCTTTGAACTGCTTGGCTCGAGCTTCTTTGCCAGTCGTGCCGACCGTCTGAGCCTGAGAACCGTTAGGCTTGGCAGGCTCCATGCCGGCAGGCGCCTGGGTGGCAGATTTGGCAAAAAGCCAATCGTTGCCTTCCTTGAGCGTCTTGATCTGATCGTCAAGTCCCAAAACCTTGTCGCCGTCGAGCTTGAGGTCGTCCACGTTCATCAGAGCGCGCGCGGCCTTGGTCGAACGAACACCGGCCGCCGACAGAGCCGAGTCCACAGCGAAGTCAAGCTTCATCTGCTTCATCTTCCCTTCGTAGTCGGCCTTGAGCTTTTCGACCTGCTCGGCAAACTCCTTGGACTGCCCCTTCTTGAGTCCGCTGATTTCGCCGGTGAGCTGCGAGACCATGTCTTCGGCAGCCTTCTTGGCGTTGTTCACTTCGTCAAATCGGGACTTCGGGATGTCTTGTCCGAACTTTTCAAAAACGGCCTTCGCCTGTTCGTCAGAAAGCCCCAGTGCAGTCAGTTCTTCGAGTTTCACAACTTCTCCTTCCAACTCATTTAGAACCCGGTTCAGTCCGGTGTTGTCGGGGCGCTGATGCGCTCAGCGCCATAAGCTGACAGAAGTTTGAACCCAGTCGTATAGTGTTCAGCGCTCCGCGAATTTCTCCGCCCATTCGCGGTACGTCATCGATGACGGAACCTCGACGGATTTGCCGTCGGCATTGCGTGCAGCACGCATCGCGCTGCGCTTGCCAAAGGAGATAAAAGGAATCGTCGTGGTGCGGCACCGAGGATGAAACGGAGGTGCTGTAACACCAATCTGACGATCCGACAGCTTGAAAGTCTTTCCATCCATTTCCCGGCAGATCTCGGACGTGCGACTGTCGAGTGTTGCCACAAGCTCGTAGCTATCGACATCCATTTCCTTGAAGGCTCGAAAGTGGGCGTCTTCCTGAAAAAACGCCGTTTCCGTCAGGATGAGTCGCTCGCAGTTGGACATGCGCGTTTTGATGGCGGCCGACACCTGCTCCGTGACGTCGTCAAGCTGCTGAGCCATTTCCTTGGCGCCTATGCCTCGCGCTACGCCTTGCGAAATGATTTGAGCGACCTTGTTCACAAGCGTCGCCCGCTCCTGCCAGATTCGCCCCGAGAAATTAACGCCGTCGGCCGCCCAAGCTTTTTCGAGAATGCTCTCGATCGTCTTGGTATCCAGGGCTGCTACCGAAACCCCATATCCGACACCGACCTGAAGCTCATACGCGGCACGAAAATATTCGTCCTGCAGGGCGTCCGACAGATAGCTTGTGATCTCCGCGTTGATCGACTGGTACGCCGCTTCGACTGCGGCCTGAACCTGAATGAGCAAGGACTGGAGACGCGCAACGTGCACCCGGGCGGACATTTCCTTGAGCTGCTTTTGCCAAGTCTCCGCCTCAACGAAATCGGAGGCCTTGCGGATGTACTCCTCGACGGACATCTTGAATCGCCTGAGCTCGGCCGCCGTCAGTCTTTTCTTGGCCTCCGCATACGAAACGCCCTGCTCGCCGGCATAGCGCCCATACCACATTTCAATGTCGGAAATGATCTCTTTTTCCGCATTTGAAAGGTTGCGGACAACCTCCCGCACCTTCTCGACGCTCTTGTCGTGCCGGGATGCTTCGAGCGACTCAAAACGCTCCTGCCAGTAGGGATCATTCGGCTTCATTTACTCGGCTCCGGGCAGAGTTTTGTGCAGGAAATCCATCCTTGTAGATCTCCAGTTCGTCATCCTCCTTCTTGAGTCGCTGTTCTTCTTCGTCGACATCCGCGACGAACGGCAGCTGACCGAGCAGCGTGCGATTGGACACTCGGACGCCGAGTCCCTGAAGCAACTGGATGACTTCCGCAGCGTTGATGATCTGGTCTCGGTTGAACGTGATGCGAACGGGCTCGTATGCCACACCTCTGCGCTCGCAGACGAAGCGAATGATTTTCTCGAGCGCCTGCGTGAAGCAGTTTTGCATCAAGGAAGCGTCGAGATCGATGTCCATGTACATCGACTTGATGTTCATCTGGTTGGCGTTTGAACCGATGCGGTCGTCCTTGGCGTCGTAGCCTCGGCCGTTCTCGATGATGGCCTTTTTCAGGCACTGCAAAACGACTTGGAAGTTCTCTGTGTTCACCTCGATGCGCAAGGTATCGACGCCGCTGTCGGCTTCTCCGTTGACGGAACGGACCTTGATGGCGCCGTAGGCCGCAAGGTTTTGGCGGAACTCACTCAAATCCTGCCCATCGTAGTTCTTAATGACCAGGATGGTGGAATGGATGTCTTCCTCGGTCCGGTCAGCAAAGGACGAAAGAATCTGGTTGTACGCGTCCTGCAATCCTTTGACTCGAGAAATCAGCGGTTGCTCGTAGTAGTTGAACTTGAGCGGGATCAGCGGAATCTTCCCGTCTTTGAAGCGGAAATTCTCGTCGCCCTGGCGCGCGTAGTATCCGCCCGGATTGTCCACGTCGGCGGTCAGCGTGGCGCCGTCAAGATCAAACCGCGAAATGCCGTTGTGTGTGAAGATCTCGCACTTGTGCCAGACCTTCGGTACGCCGCCTTCGTACCCTTCAACAAGGTAGACACGCGCAGCACAGTCCAAGTCCGTGTGTTCCGCATCGTTCCAGAACGGCAGCACCTCGTAGGGCTTGAAGAACTGAAACTTCGGCTTGTTTTCCTGATCGAAGTACAGATAGACCCAAGCAATGCCGCCCCAGACGGAGTAGGTTCCGGCCATCAGCAAGCGGCTTTGGAAGTCGCTGTCAAAAACCTCGTCGAGAATCGCCTGCAAGTCTTTGTTCTTCGACTCGAAAGTGATGGGCTTGCCAAGCAGGTAGCTGGCCTTCTGATCGACGAGTTTCGCAAACTGGTTGTCCACGAGCTTGTTGTTTGGCAGAGCCTTGAGTTCTACCGGATCGCCGAGCTCGCCCATCACCGTGCGCTTTTTTTCGCGCACATCTTGCACACCAAGGTAGTAGGCCTCGCCGTCGAGCTGTCTGGCTCGCACCGGTCCCGGCAACCATCGAGCAAGCTCAAGCTGCAGAAACTCAATGTCCGTCATGTAGTTTTCAGCGCCGTGCTGTGTGAGCGTCATGGCGAACTGAGGGGAGAAAAGGTCGAAGATCATTGAAGGAACCACTCAAAATAGCAATGGACGGTGTACCCGGACGCAAAAAGTGTGCCGAGCACCAAGGCCACCCACCTGAAAATGCGCGTAACCCAGGGAAGCTCGTTATCTTTCTTCATGACAAGCCACTTGATCACAGGACTTAAAACTGCTGATAAAATCCTCATGTCCATAAGTCATCTTCTGGGTTGACTTTGGTCTTTAGAATCGCTCCATCAAGATTCATTCCCGGCCGTTCGGTGTTCCAGCACCGAGCGGCTTTCTCATATCGAAGGAAAGTATGAGCGCAGTCGTAAAGTGCCTTTCATGCTTTTTTTCCGAATTCGTAACCCCCTACTCGAAACTCATGCCGGAGCCGTTGAGAAGCTTCATTGCGGCATATCGAGCCGCGTCCGGACCGTGCGAAAACTCGTGATCCGGCTGATCCTTGAATTTGCCGCTGGGCGTCTTTGCCCAGGCGTATGACGTGATGTCCCGCCAGAAGCTGCCGCAACGCGGATGCACAACCCATCTGAAGTTCTGCAGTTTCTGGATGCCAAAAAGCACGCTGTCGCGTCCCTTGGAGGCGCCTTCTGCCTTCAAACCCTGATCGCGCAGCTCCTGGATCGACTTGGGCTCGGCCGAGTCACAGATGAGTCTCAGACCGCCCCAATTTCGCCGAATGATCTGATCGGCGAGCATCTGGTTGGTGACATTGGTCTTGTAGATCTCATCGACCACGTAAATGGTCTGCTCGCGCTCGTCGATGAGCAGCACGACATAAGCCGTCGGGTCGGTATAGCCGAAGTCCACGCCCGCGATGAGGCGCAGGCGATCCCTCTCGGCAATCTTTCCCCACATGCCGGCTTTGCGCTTGAGTTCTTCGTCTCGTGCGGCAACGAGCTTCTTCCAGTCGAAGCCCTGCTGCTCGACGCGCTGGTAAATCACACCTTCGCTGATGCCCCATTCCCCGAGACCTTCGACGCGGTAGCGCCGAGGGTTGTTCTTCTTCATCTCCTCGAAAAGGCGCCTGTCGGTGTCGTCGAGCCACTCATTGCAGCGGTAGGTCGTCGTGAGCGTGAAGACGTTGTCGCTCGGTGTGTCAAAAAAGCGCTTCTTGCCCCACCACGCTTCCGACCACGGGTTGAGCGTAAGCGTGACCTGCTTGAAGTGCCCCTCGGGCACCTCACCGCGGATACTCATGTCGAGCTTGTTGAAGGCATCTTCGTCCGTGACCTCATAGGCCTCCTCGATCCAGACGAAGCAAAGCACGCCGTGCGGCACGCTGATCGATGTGATCTTGAGCGCGTTGTCCATGCCGCGGAAAAGGATTTTCTGGCCAGTGGGCAGGTACGTAACTTCGAGCGGCGAGACTGAGAACTTCCATAGGTGCGCAACGCCCAGGCGCTCGGTCGCCCACTTCAAATCCGAGTAGCAGCTGTCGCGTAGAGTTGCGAAGGTTCGGCGCACGATGAGCGCGTTCGACTTCGGGTACTTCATGAGACGAAAGATCATGCGAAGCGCAGCGGTCTTGGACTTTTTGGATGCGCGGCCTCCCTTGATGCACTCGTAGCGCCTCTGGTCTTTCCAGAATTCGGAGTACCCGCCGCCGACAACCTGACTAAGCCGGACAATCTTCGCCATCGGGCGCCTCCGTCTTCTCGTCTTCGGGAAGGTCTTCGACAAAAACGATTGCCGCGCTGTCGTCCGCCGGCTTCTCTTCAACGCCTCCGGTCATGTCCAGGAAAAGCTTCATGGCCTTGAGTGCACTGGCGTGTGACGCCCTCACCTTGATGATGCGAGCTTCGGACGTGTAGTCGCCCTTTTGCTCGACGACGACCTGCTCCTCTTGGCTCTCCTGGCGCATGATGCCGGTGAGCCGCTCAAGGATTTCCCGTCGGGTCGCCACGCTCTTTGATGCCACCTGCTCGTAGAGCTCTTTGAGGTAGGACTGGACGGCAGGGCTGACCTTCAGAGCCTCGGCATTTCTTCTTGCCGTTCGTTCTTTGCTGAATCTGTATCCGGCCGCCTTATACGATTCAAGCAACTTGCCCGATGAGGCGTAGGCTTCAGCGAATGCTCTTTGCTTGGAGGTCAGCGACATGTATGTTGTGGGTGTGTTGTTGTTTCGTGGTCCTCAAGTCTGCACCGAGTAGCAAAGTGCGCCTTTTTTGCTGTTTTCTGACGTTTCTTTACGTTTTGCGGTGCGAAAATATGACGAAAGAGGACTCATACCATGCGCAAAGCACTCGCTTTTGTTCTTTTTTCCGTCTTTTGTGCATCCGTTTCTGCACCCGTCTCTGCCGAGAATCTCTCCGACAAGCAGATGGTTCGCATCTGTCAAACGCAGATCAAGGATGCCGCTCTTTGGGCGACGGGCGGCGCAAAGAACTACATGTCCTTCTCCAACTGGAAGGTCAACCACGGCAAAGACGGGAAAGCCAATGTGGTGACGGACTTCGACCTGGGCACTGAGTTGCGCGTTGAATTTACGTGCTACTTCGAAGGCAACAAAATGGTCAACGCCTCGGCAAAGAACAAGTCGGGCGAACGATCCTATGACAAGCTGAAACAGGAATTCGGCGAAGCTCTGGCGACCGCTCGCATTTCTCACCCGGGCTTGACCGAGGAAGAGTTCATTTTTAATCGCATTGGCGAAGTCGAGGCTGAGTACACACTCATCGACCGCAACGGCGATGTTGCCCATTACCAAGAGTACACGGGAGCGGGAAGACACCGTGTCGGCCCCATCCGTCATGAGCCAACGCCTATCGCCAGTCGATACAGCCCTCCGAACCCATCCAAACCGGAAGAGAAAAAGCTTCACGGTCTTCTGGGGAACATTCAAAGCGCGTTTGAGTGGGCGTTTGGCGAGTAGGCTCTCAAGTATCGCCTCGGTAGTAGCGTCCGGGTGCGGACGGAACATCCGGACCGCTTCGTGAGTAGTAGAACTTGCCTGTTTTGGTTGGTTTGACCTTGAGAAAGCCCCTGTCCACCAGTCTGTCGAGACATGTTCTGAGGTCGTAATAGGCGGAGTAGGGTTCGCGCACGCGTAGGTCGGCGACGGTCCCTCCTCCTTCTTCGCAGATGGCCTTGAGAACTGCGTAGAGTCTCGCGGTCATCTTGAAGGAGCCTTTTTCCATCGTCCTCCGCGATGAGTGAGCGGTTCTACTTGAAGTATTGCGGGAACTCGCGCTTTATGGCGTTGACGGTTCTCGTGATCATGCAGACTCGGCGCTTGGCCTGATCTGCCGGCATGGCTCTGCAGGCTCGCGCGGCTTCGACGAGTCGCTCGGCAGCCGCAGGCGGCAAAAGCCCGGACACGCCCAAGGGTTCGTCCAGGCCGTTGACCATGCGGAAATATTCGATGAGCTCGCGTTCCGAATCCTTTGCGTTTTCAGTATTCCCAGACATCCCAACCTCCGCCTGATTTTTTGGTTTTAGGAAAAACTATCTTGACGGCGAACGGGTACATCGTCGCGCATGCTTTCGCTTTAACTTTTGCATCGTCTTGGAAGATGCGAGGACTGCCCTTGACTTCGTGCAACTCAACACGGCCGTCGGGATACTGCACCATGAAGTCAGGGAGGTACGAACATGCCGGTTGAGCAATTTCGAATTTGACCTTTTCGAACCAATATTCGACGACACGGCCGGCGTGCTTCTCTGCCTCAAGCCAAGCCGCGTAAGCCTTTTCTGTCCGATTCATCTGCCCGGACTTGAGCCGCCCCTTAGCGTAGAGCCGAGACTTAGCCGTGGCCGCTCGTTCAAACCCTTCAGCGAACATTCTTCTTTGCCTCCTTGGCCTCTCGTTGCTTGAGTTCCAACAACCCCTCGTAGTAGCCCTGCTCGAAAGCCGAGAGCTCTTCGCGGCTGGTGTAAAGCAGCGTGTACCGGCTCTTGGCTTCGCCGTGCAGTGCAGCGTCTTTGCCCTGCCGTCTGGCTATCTCGTAACGGTCTTCTTTTCTCATGCTGCAAGCTTCTCCTTTCTGATGCGCATTGACTGGCGGAAAATCTTGTACTCGCGCACGTGGTTGACGGCTGCTTCAGCTCCGAGCAGGAACGTGATCTGATCGAGCATGTTGAACGCGTCTGCAATCTCTCCGATGAGCTCGTTCCAGTTCTTGTCGCTCGGCGTGATCTGGTAGCGGGCAATGGCCGCGCACGCCTCTCCGAGCTCTTCCTGCGCCTTCACGAGCTGCAGGTCTTTGCCGTAGTGCTTGGCGATGTCTTGCAGCGCCTTTGTGTCAATCATCGGTTTGCTCCTTTCTTTTCCTTCGTGTCGATCTGAAACTTGACCTCGGTGAGAGCCGCAAGCTCTGCGAGGCTCGCCTTTTTGAGGTCGGCTCTGAGCGCCACCTCGAAGACGGCTCGCACGATGCGGCGATCCAGCGTGATCTTGTCGGGGTGGCTCATGCGGCTTCTCCTGCCGGTTGAATGTGCGCGGGCATCTTTCGCCCGGAGAGATATGCGAACGCCTCCGAGATGTGCTTCATGCCTCGTTCGTAGTGCGATTCATAGCCTCGGTAGCCAGTAGGCTTCGCGCATTGGACGATGAAGCTCTCGAACTCCATGCTGATGCGGTAGTAGAAGGCCGCAGGCATCTCTGTCTCGATGCACTTTTGGCCATTTCTCCTGCACTCGCGCTGTTGCATCTGCAGATCGTCCAAATCCATGCCAACGGCTTTTCCGCACTCCTGCACTTTGACAATCGCCCCCTCGCATTCCTTGAAGCAGAGGTGTTTGATCATGTCCAGCTCGTGCAGGGCATGCACCATATCGATCGCCTTCTGGCGCCGCAGGAGATTCGAAATCTTCGGCCACGTGTTGGCGTCTTCGGCTGCGTAGTGGTAGCCGCACAAGCCTCGCCCGTTGGCGGGGTCTGTCATGAACACGGCGTAGCAGTAGCAGCCATCGGCAAAGCAGCGCTGGCGAACGTATCGGCCCTGCGGCTGCACAGACTGTTCCGGTTGCTTGTCGGAGAACGCATTACGCTTGCTTTCGGCCATTTTCGTAATTCCCTTCGAAAATCTTCAGAAAGTTCGAGCTGTTGTGAATCCAGTCGAACGAGGCTTTGAACGTGCAGTCCTTTTTCCTGCCCATAAGGAAGTCGCTTCTCGACACCTTGGCGTAGTAGTCGCTGAAGCCCTGAAGCACGTCTTGCGGCTTGTCGCTCTCGACAATCTCGGCTATGTCCTTCCACCGCTGACGGAGGTTTCCTTTTCGTTGGGCATTAAGCTGCCTGCACACGCCGAGTGAAGAGCCAAGCTTGGCGTTGTACGTCTCGACGATCTTTTGCATTGGAATTCCAGGCGCGCGTTTCGGCGCGTCGGATTCGCCGTCGAGCGCAAGCGCAGGCGAATCGGACGAGAATCTTTCGTCAGAAAGATTCTTATTAATATCCTGCTCCTGTTCCTGTTCCTGTTCCTGGATTCGGGATGGTTGCGGATTGCCATTGCGAATGGCATCCTGAATGGCATCCATAATGTCTTTTGGAATACCTTCTCTCGAGCCCTCAGGAAGCCTGTCAATCAAGTGTTTCAAGCGAATTAATGCTTGATCTCTGAGATCACATTCAGGAACCAAATCCAACAATCCAGCCCACGATTTAGCTCCATTCACTCCATTGGGTGGGTTGTACTTCAGGAAGTTCGGAAGGAACATCAGACCAGCCCTTTCGTCAACCATCAGCATTCCCTTTTGGCATAGCGTCTGAATGGCATTCGACATGGCATCCGATTGCCATCCAAGATCGAACGCCAATGACACTGACCTTGATCGGATGAAGCCAAGTTGGTTGGTATCCGGATGAGTCAGCAAAAGCAAAAAGGCCAGCTTGGCATTGTCGTCAAGCTCTCTGAATTTGCGATCGTTCCAGATGCGAACGTCTATTTTTCTGTACCGTGCCATAGCGAGCCTCGCGATCAGCACAGACCTTCGAAGAGTTTCCAGTCAATGTCGGGGCGCAACTCCCAGCGCGTAATCCGACCGTTAGTAACGGTCTCGATCTTTGCAGCCAAGGCAACACCTGGATGCCTTTCCTTGCTCGAAATCAGATTCGTCAGGTATGTGCGCTTGATGCCGCACCGAGTGGCAATGGCTCGCCGTTCAGCAGGTTTGAGCGATTTGAAAAAAGCCGTAGCGTGTTCATTCATGGATGTCAACACCTTGTAAGTGTTCGAAAATCACACTGCATGATACACTGCTTTGGTGTTACGACGCAACCCCAAACAACACTTTCGAGGTGATGATTTTGGTTAACATGCTGTATATCACTGGAGAAAACCATGCTCGATATACCTGCAATACGAAGAGAAAACCTGCAGAAGATTCGGGATAAAAGCTACGCTTCAAATGCAGAACTGGCGCGCGCAATCGGTCGTTCGTCATCCCAAGTCAATGACATGCTTTCGGGCACGAAATCTTTTGGCCCCAAAATCGCCCGTTCTATCGAGGAAAAACTGAAGCTTCCACGCGGTTATCTCGATGAGCCGCATGAACTCGAGAAAGTGCCGATGCGTTTCGGCAAAAAAATCCCCATTATCTCCTTCGTTCAGGCTGGAGACTTTACTAACGCAGGGGACGACTCCTTTGATGAATGGATTGATGTGCCGGAAGACATGCCCGACGGCTCTTACGGCCTGAAAATCCGAGGCAAATCAATGGAACCCGCCTTCTACCAAGGGGAAATCGTTGTTATTGATCCAACTCTGTCAGCGAACCCTGGCGACTTTGTCGTGGCCAGAATTGCCAACTCATCAGAAAACGAAGCAACCATAAAGCAATATGCCGTCACAGGCATTGACCGAAATGGAGTGGAAACGTTCGAGTTGCGCCCTCTGAACCCGCTATTCCCGACCTTCTCATCCAAAGAACACGACATTGATCTTCTCGGTGTTGTCGTTGAGAAGCGAATCAAGATGAGATAGGGGGGAGTCATGCGAAAATCCAATGGGGAGAGCTCGCTAGTAACAACCGAAGAAGCCAAGGAAATTACGGCCGAACACAGAACCTGCCGAGACGTCTCTTGGGAGATGTCTCGTTCGACAAGAGGTGACCACACTGAACAAACTTTTACCTGTTACGGTGCGCCTGAAGATGAATTCGGAATGACGACCAAAGGATTGCTCGTCGAAGGTACCTACACGTTTGGCATGAAAACAAAACGCGAAAAGATCACGCTAACGCTTTGGCAGAATGACAAAGCAACTCGATCCAGAGACAGAGTTGTTCAGCTTGAATCTAGACGACCGCTAAACAAGAAAGGTAAACAATCTGACCTAAACTGGCCACACATTCACTTTGGCAAAGAACGTACCGCTATCGATGAATCTGAACTTGGAGCGACAGTCGATGTCGCTCGTGCCGCTAAAATGTTCGGAGAAAAATCAAACATCTCATTTGATCCTGAACTGCAGGATCCATATAAATTGATGCTGTTGCCATGAGCATTTCAATCGAAAACTTAGGTTTTGGCCTTTACCCCGAAGAAACTCGAGATGGTTCAGAACTTTTTGCCCTAGACTCTCCTTTCAGAATGCTGAACGGGGCCCCGTTTGACGTGTTCGTCGAAAAAATTGGCCCTTCATTTCACATCTTTGATGATGGCCTCACCATGCACGAGATCGTCTCCTGCGGCATCGACATGTCAAGTCATTACAGATGGGCTGCTCTTCGTAAGATTGCTAGCATGAGAAATGTCAATCTGAGCCGTTCTGGCGTTTTTGAGATTTACACATCATTCACAAACGCGGAGACGGCTGTGGCAAATTACCTACGCACGATGTTTGCCATTGATGACTGGCTGGCGGAGCACGCTTTCGAAAGTAGAGCCAACCAAAGTCTCGTAGAAGAATCAAAGAAACTTTTCAAGCGTTGGTGGCCAACAAAAGAACTGGTCGATAGACCAAAGATTGCAGGCATTTCTGGGATGCAGCTGGAGTTTGACTTTAAGATTGACGACAGATACGTGGATGCGATTACCCCTACAGCTAACGCCAGCGCAGGGTTTTTACGGAAAGTTCTTGCCATTCCAGAAAGCATTCGTAACTCTGTGGAAACCATCGCTGTTATCGATGACCGCTTATCAAAAGAGGCAGCCAACAGAGAAAAAAATATTCTGGCAGGCCATGCCAACATCATCTTGATCTCTCGGCTTGAAAAAAACGCGATGCAGTCCGACATAATCGCCTAAAAACATCTGCCACTCTCAAATTAACCGCCCTTCGGGGCGGTTTTTTTATGCCCTAATTTTTGATTCAAATCAAAGAACAACCATTTTTGTCACTTTATTGGTGTTTTCTTGGTGTTGTATTTTGGTGTCGTTTGTGGTGTAATTTGCAACACCAAATAAACACTGAAAGAGAACTCCATGCTCCGCACTCCCTCAATCGACACCTTCGGCCTCGCACAGGCCTCAAGAGACATCAGCGATGCCGCTGCGAAAAAAGCCCAGTTCCGCAACGACGTCGACGATCTGATCTACAAGAGCCTCGAAAGCGCAAAGGGACGCACACGGATCATCCTCGCCGACTACTTCGCGGACTTCTTGGAGGATGCGTTCGGTGCCACCGATGACGCCGACACGTTGCGCAGCGAAGAGCGCGTTGCCGTCCGGGATGCTCAGACCGACGAGGAAGAAGAGGAGGCGGTTCGCCGTCACCCTTGGTAAGGAGAAGAACAAATGACAAATCCCAGCCTCCTCCGAGGTTCCGGCGGCCGAATGATCGCCAAAGGCATCCTCTGCCAGCTCTACTGCCGGCAAACCAAAACCATCGACATCAGCGTCACGAACCTCGACGGCCTCAAGGTCTGGCTCATGGACATCCCGTTTGTGGACTTCTGCATCGGCATCCAAAACCTCAAGGCCAACACCGAGTGCTCAATCAACACGGTCATGTGCAAGTTCGTTGCCGAGTGGTCAGTCACAGACTGCGGCCTCGTGCTCGCCTACAAGGGCGGAGAGATTAGCTTGTCTTCGGGGCGTGCCGGGGCTCTGGCCTTGGTCGAGTACGCCGAAGAGTTCATCGCTGAAGTGAAGGAGCAAATCGATGCGCAAGCTGCTTGACTGGATGTTCACCGCTGACGAGCACGGCGATTCGCCCATCGGTCTGATCGTTGCTATCGGCACGTTCCTCGCGTGCATGAGCGTGATCGGATCAATACCTGACTAACCCAACCAGAAGGCGCGCCCTTCTGTCTGCCGCTCCGTATCGAGTTATCTCCTGCTCGATCCGTAAGACCTTGAACCTCGGGGCGGCAGACAAAAGGACGCAACTCAATAAAAGAGACGACGAGGTGGTGCAAGTCCACCGGACGCTATGAAGCAGTGTGGCAACTGTGGAGCCGAGCGCGGCACGGCTACGTAGTCAACCGTAGACCGTTAGCGGGGGTGCAGCCGCCCCGTCAGGCCAAGGCCTTTTCGAAAGAGAAGGCCCACGTGAGGCCGTTCCAATTCTGTAGAAATCTACGGGATTAGAGCGGGTTGACGTGGTTATTTTTGCGCTTTGTCTATGATGGAAACCATATCCTGTACGGGTACCTCGAAAACATTTGTGAATGTGTGGAGAGGCACGGAACCGACTTCTTGCCTGGATGACTGATGTACTCCCGCAATGCAATTGACCACATGATCCACATCGAGCTTCTTCCGATTGCGATACAACCTGAACGCTTTCCAGAGAGAAACTAACGTACAAATCACGAGACCGATAACAACTATCGCGTGCCACACGGAGGCAGGAATTTTTAAGGCATCGGTAAACTCTTTCGTGGTTACCAGCGTCAACAACAGAGACAGTGCAGATGCTGTGCTTCCGCAAAAAACAGAGAAATCCTTAATCGCCAACTCAAAGTCTCTGACGTGACGGTAAATAGTATCGGAGCTGACGTAAATGAACCATGGAATATTTCTGGTCACGGGCAATTCCCGTCTTTCAGCCCCTGAGTCAATGTAGTCAGCCATTTAGCTCTCCGGCTTCAGAACGGTCGATGGGACTTCTGATGTTGCCTCGAAAACGCCAATAGCATGTTGACTGACATGACCGCACCTGGTGCAAATCACCGAGACGCTGGGAATTGACGGGCCTCCAATTTGGAATTCATTCAACGACCTCTGAATCGGAATCGTTGTATATCCCTCGGCAATAGCAAACTGATTATTGCCACACATCGGGCATCGCGTATTTCCAAGGATTCGCTTCAACTTCTCAGAGGCTTCGTAAAACTCTTTTGTCGGCATGCTCGCTCCTATCGAGTGTGTTGACTGGCGGAGCCGTACTCCTAATACGGCTCTGCCACCTATTTTCCCACAGCCTCGCACCTGCGGGGCTTTTTCTTTTGGAGCCATACATGAAAGAGGCTTACTTCGATCCGGCCCTGCAGAAACACAAAGAGCGCCAGGCGCTGATCCACAAATGGCAGGCGCGCCGGGCGTTCTTGAAAAAACACAGCCGATTGATCGCGCTCAGCATCATCGGCTTCGGTTCGTCCATCGCTTTGGTGGTCTGGAAGATCTTTTGACAAATGCCTCCCCGATCGGAGGCTCTTTTTTTAGGAGTACCTATGACCTACGCAGTTATCGATCCCGCATCCGTCGGCCGCGCCGCACGCGACATGACTCGTCTCTCAAAGGAAATCGTCGAACTCACCATTGAGGCCGCCAACGGACTGGCTGCCCCCGAGGACGGTGTCCGCATCGAGCAGGCCGCCTTGCAGTTCAAGGACCTTGCCGACCGTTCGGCAGTCTATGTGAAGGCTGTCCTGAAGCAGGCCGAGGAGAAAGCCAAGGCCACCGCCGAAAAGAAAGTAGCGGAAGACGCTAAGAAGCAGTCGGAAGAAGAAAAGAAACCTGCCGAAGAGGAAAAGAAGTAATCTCTGATCATCAGAGAAATACTTAAGGAGTTTCGATGAGACAAAACTGGAATCTGTTGCAGGAACTGATGACTGCCATTGAGGAAGAGCGTCTGCCCTCTTTCGAGAAAGAGGCTCTCGACGATGCCCGATGGCTCGAAGATCAGTTCGTTCCGGACAACCTAGCCGGCGACCGAAAGGCAGCCCTTCGCTTCGTGATCGACGGGCATCTCAAGATTCTTCTCGAGATCGGCGCGATTGACGGCGTGTCTTTCATCCCAGCTCTCGGAAGTGCCAAGGTAGCACTGCTTTCCGCACCTCGGCTGACCGCTCACGGGCACGAGCTGCTCAACGCGCTCAGGCAGCCGAAGCTCTGGAATGCCATAAAGACCTGCGCCATCCAGACCGGACTGGGGCTCACAGCGGAAACGCTCAAAGCAATCATTCCGAAGGCCATTCAGTCTCTCCTCTAACCCCTTCCCTTTCTCTCAGCAAAGCCCGCCTCCGTGCGGGCTTTTTTCGTGGAGTCACTCATGTCAGGTAAAGAACTTTTGCCAGCACCAACCAATTTCGAAGAGGCCATGAAAATGGCCGACATCATGTCCGGATCTCAGTTGATCCCGAAAAATTTTCAGGGCCGTCCGCAGGATGTCGTCGTGGCCATGATGTGGAGTCACACGCTTGGCATCCCGACAGTGCAAGGTCTCCAGTACATCGCCGTCATCAACGGCAAGCCCAGCATGTACGGCGACGGCCTTCTGGCAGTGGCCATGGCAAGCGGCCAGATGGCCGACTTCAAGGAAACCTTCGTAGGCGGCAACACAGAAGACGACCTCACAGCTATCTGTACGGTCAAACGCAAAGGGCTCGAGTCACCGATCATCGGGCAGTTCAGCGTGGCCGACGCAAAGCGAGCCGGACTATGGGGGAAAATGGGCCCCTGGAAGCAATACCCCAAGCGCATGCTCAAGATGCGCGCCCGTGCCTTTGCTCTGCGCGATGCCTTCCCGGACGTGCTTTCAGGTATGTCCTCCGGCGAAGAGCAGGAAGACATCATTATCGGCGAGCACGCCGAGCAGTCGAACCCGCCTGCCGCGGACGAAAAGTCCACACGCAAGATGCCGCGCCGCAAAAAGGCTGCCGCCGCGGACGAGACAACTGTCGTCGATGCCGAAGTGGCACAAACTGAACCGCAGGTACCACAAGACGAGCCCGCAGAACCCGCCGCACAGAAAGACCCGGTCCAGGACAACTCACAAGAGTTTGACAAGGTACTTGAGCAACTTCACCAAGCTCGAACCAGACAAGACCTGATGCAGATCTGGGTCTCAATGCCCACTGATATGCAGTCGAATCCTGCAATCCGAGATGCCTTCCAGCGACGCCAAGCCGACATCAGTCTGGCCGCAGCCGAAGGAGCCGACCAATGAGTTCCATCATCATCCCCGGGCACGTAGTTCGGCCTGAGTTTGATGATGCCAAGCACCTATACACCGTGGGCGGGGTTCGGGTACCGAGTGTGTCCCGCATCCTCCGCCCACTCACGACCGCAGTCTATGGCGAGATCGATCGAGAAACTCTGCGCAGGGCTGCGGACTTCGGCACCGCCGTCCACGCCTGCACCGAGCTGCTTGATCTGGACGAACTCGATGAAGACTCGGTCGCGCCTGAGTGGATGCCGTATCTGAACGCCTACAAGCGATGGAAAGCGGCGACCCGCCCGGAAATCTTTCACATTGAGGATCGTCTTGGTTGCTCCAAGTACGCAGGGACGCTGGACCGCATCTGCCGCATCGATGGTGAGCTGTGGGTCATCGACATCAAGACCACCTCAAGCATCCATCCGCACGTCGGCGTGCAGCTTGCCGCATACGTCGCCTTGGCCGAAGGCTACTACGGAGGAACCTACCGCCGTGCTGCCCTTCAGCTTCGCGGCGACGGCTCCTTCAAAGTCACCGAATTCTCGTCTTGGAATGACGAAACCTGTTTCAACGCCCTTTTGGGCATCTATCACTGGAAGATAAGCAATGACCACTGACACGACACTGACTATCAAAACCCCCGACCCCATTCAACTTTCTACTGAAGGTTTGGCTGCCAAGAACACCGCTGATCTGATCGTAATCATGAACGATGGGGACCTCCAGTTCGCGACGGATCAGATGAATCTGATGAGCAAGCGCGTCAAAGAACTCGAAGCAATTCGCAAGAGCATCACTTCTCCCCTCGACGCCGCGAAGAAAAACGTGATGGCACTCTTCAAGCCTGTCACCAACAATTACCAGATCTCGATCGGAAAGATCAAGTCCGAAATCGCCAAGTACACGGTCCAAAAGGAACGAGAAGCAGCCGAAGCCCGCGCCAAGGCAGAACTCGAAGCACAACAAACTCGCAAAGCGCTCGAAGAAAAGGCCAAAGAAGCAGAAACGCCAGAGCAGGCAGAAGCGCTGCAGGAAGCCGCAGCCCTCGTAACCGCTGAACCCGTTGCGAAAATCGAAAAAACCAAAGGTTTGAGCACCACAAAGGTTTGGAAAGCAAAGGTCACAGACGAGCTGGCTTTCCTCGTTTATGTAGCAACGCATCCCGAACTTGCACAGTGCGTCGAGATCAATGTCCATGCCATCGAGAGATTTGTCACTGCAACCGGCGGCACGATCACCATTCCGGGCATTGAGCTCACGCAAGAAATTCGTGTCTCCTCGCGAAGCTAATGCAACATAGTGAAGGTGTGGAAACAAAAAAGACTAACTTACATCGCGAAACGAGTATCCAAAACAAACCGTCTACCAACTAATACGCATCCTTAGGATCTCTTTCCACAAAAAATAGCCATGACTTACAGGAAATAATCTAGAGAAAACAAGACATTTTTAGCAATTTTTGGTACTTTTTGGTAGCTTTTGGTAGCAGCAGCTGTGCTAGCATTCTGCTGTGTCGGTTTAGGTCTGCCGTATTGGCGCAACGTTAGCCCATCATCTCCTCGTGACCATATGCCCTCTCAGGATGTATCCAGAGGACATACATAAAATGTTGTTTTATTAACATCACACTTAGTTGATATTTTGGACTTGTTTTATATTCATATCAACAATGAATTATGTGTGGTTTTCCACATTTTATTACCCCAAAATAAGGGATATCGTTTTTAGTTCAAATGAACCACTCAAGAACCTCTTACAGGAACCTCAGGATGACACAGAGTAAAACTACTGCTCAAGCTCTCCTAGAGGAATATTGGGATTTTACAATCCCGATCTCCCCAGAAGAGTTTGCAAAAAAATTAGGACTTAAGATTGATCTATCCAATGACATGGGCACTAAATCAGGTTGCTTAGACGCTGAACACAGAATTATCCATGTAAATGCAACGGATTCTGAAGAACGTCAACGTTTTACCATAGCTCATGAGTTAGGACATTTTTGTTTAGGGCATGGAAGCTCTCTCAGAGATACAACAAAAGCAAATTGGTATGCCGTAAATCCAGAGCACGAGAAAGAAGCAAACCAATTTGCAGCCGATCTTTTAATGCCTGCCATTGCCATTAAAGCGATGGTCGAAAGAAAGAACGTAAAAGACCCTGTTATTTTACGTGAAGCATTTGGAGTTTCTTCTCAAGCTTTGTACTATCGCCTTAAAAATTTAGGGTACTTTCTATGAGACCTGAAAAATACGATATAAAATCGGAAGTTAAAGACATTGAAAACAAGACTTTTAACTCTGATGACGAAAGGTCAGAGATCTCGTTTAAAATATCCGATTTAAAGCTAAAGCAAGAGCTAGTAGAGCTTGAGTTAGAAGGTGTTCTTCTAGAGCAAGAACGCGAGCGACTCAAAAGACTACGCAAAAACTCAAATCGTCGCCCCTTTATTTTTTGGCCACTATTTTGCGTGATTATTCTGTTTTACGGTGGCTTTTTCTTCATGATCCTAGGTGGACCTGCTGTTGGAATTTGCAACACTTCACTAAGCGATTCTGCCGCTCGCTTGTACGCAGTGGAGATTTTTCTATTGGGTGTAATCCCTACAGTTTTGATTGCACTTTTAATGAAAGCTGTCTTTTCGGCAACAGAGAAAAAAGAAGACAAAGTCACAGAGATCAAGTTCTCAGATTCATTTCCAATTAAAACAATCGCCGAAAACCTTACGAAATGATGATCAAAATGAGGGCTGTTGTGTTCGTCTTTTTTAACCCGCCTTCACTCATCACAAATAAGTTCATCAAAAAAAACGCAATATTAATTAAATTAGTTAACAGTTCGCCATCAGCACAAAGCCTCCTTTGGGAGGCTTTTTTATTGGGGACAAATCATGAGACAACGTGCAATCATCTTCGATATCGACGGCACACTTGCCGACAACAGTCACCGCCAGCACTTCATTCAGCAAGAGCCCAAGGACTGGCAAGGTTTTTTCGATGCGATGAGCGAAGACAAACCAATTGAAGAAACATGCTTTCTTTGCAGTTCATTGGCAGCTCTCCTATCGATGGGAGTCTTCGGTCAGTACACAATTGTGTTTTGTTCCGGTCGCCCTGACAGTCACAGACAGCAAACCATTGAATGGATCAACAAACACATCTTTTTCGGAGAGCATCGGATTTTCATGCGAAAAGCCGGCGACCATCGCCCAGACGAAAAGGTGAAAGAAGAGCTCTTGGGGCAGATGCGTGAAGATGGCCTTGAGCCCTTCATGGTTTTCGACGACCGAAAGCGAGTCGTTGAGATGTGGCGCCGCAATGGCCTTCGATGCCTCCAAGTAGCGCCAGGTGATTTCTAACCAAACAAAAGATCAGTCAGCCGCCTCCAGGCGGCTTTTTTTCATCATGGCAACCAACAAAAAACCTCGCAAGCAATATCACAAGCGTTGGCGAACGCAAAAACTGATTTGCGATCCCAAGGAGATTGCATTGATAAAAGAGACTTTCAGCGACGTCGAGCTCGCTGTCGAGATGAAGCTTCCTCGAGGACTAATGTCGATGCAGGACGTGCAGGAGCTGCGAGACATGCTCAACCTCTCAACGGTGCTCATGTTCCACGGCTACGGCATCGAGCCGTCTTACTGCCAGGAGACATACGGCGTCGCCTGGCGCCGCATGCAGGATGCTTTCCACACGTACTACAAGCGGGCCTGCGACAAAGGCATCTTCACAGCTACTGGCGACGAGCTAAACGCGATTCGCGACGGCATCGCCATTGCCGGCGCAATCATGCAGAAGACCCTCGACGCTGATCCTTTCCGTGTCGCCGTTTGTTACGGCGTCGTCAAAGAGAAGGCAGACGGCGGTCCAGGCCGGATCAAAGTGTCGATGGAGCTGATCGAGCGCCGGATCCGTCAGCTTCAACGCGCAGAGCATGGAACGAAAGGAGTTTTTCTAAATTGATTTGAACCAGGAGCAAAGTATGAATACACCAGCAAGCAAACAACAGGAATTCCCTCAGGATGAGCGTCTGCTTCGCGTATGGGATGTTGCAAAACTGGTGGGAGTTTCTGTCCCTACCGTTTGGCGGTGGACGCGAGAAGGACGCCTGCCGCAACCCATCAAACTCACGCCACGAGTTACCGTCTGGAAAAAGACGGAACTCATCCCTTCGCTCGAAGCTTTGCTGGCAAGCTGAGTTTCGAGCAACAAAATTCCCCCCAAGCATCCATGATCCGGCGCCGCTCCTCAACCATAGCGGCGCGATCATAGGCCCCGCCATATCCATCATCAAGCTTGTGCGCTAGACAAAGTTCCACAGCGTCCCTGTCAAACCTCTTCAAATTTGCATCCATCTTGGTCCACGTTTTAAACGTCGCTCGAGACGTGCCGTGGACCGTGATGCGCACCTCTTTCCCCGTTGTTTCCGTCTGGGCCTTATCCAACCACATCGGAAGCCCCTGCTTCTTAGCCTGCGCATTCATGTCGCCAACAATTTGTCCAAGGCCAGTATCAGTCATCACTGCATGTTTGTGCGGCGAAGGAAACACAAGATCCACCCCTTCGAACCGCGGCAATGATTTCAGTAGCCGGACAGCCGCAGGGCTGAGCAACACGACGAAAATTCCCCTTCCCTTGACCTTCATAGCCGACTCAGGACAAACCCACGTACCGGCGTCCAAATCAATGTCCGACCACTTTGCCGTGCGAACCGCCTTCGAGCGCGAAGCCGTCAGGATGGCAAACGCAAATGCTTTGCTCGCAATCGTTCCCCAGTTGAGCAGCTCGCAAAAAAACTCGGGCATTTCCTCGGGATCCAATGCTCCGTGATTCCTCGGCTGCTTGACATGTGGCGAGAGGTTCTCGAGCAATACGCCTAAAGCGCCACGCTTATCGGCTGGATTGTCCCCCTCCATCATGCCTATTGCTTGAGCCCACCGGAAGACTCCGTTGATGATGGTGAGACACTTGTTCTTCGCCTCAGTCGTTGTGGTCCAAATCGGCTTCAGACACAGAAAGACATCCTGCGCCCGGATGGCGTCGATCGGCATCTTTCCCAACACAGGATTTATGTTGCGATCAAGGTAGGCCTCCACAACTGGAACACCTCGGATGTTTTTGTCGTAATAACCTGTCTTGACGCGAGCATCCAACCACTGTTTGGCCACAGCCTCGAACGTGCCCATCTTTACCTGCGGAGGAATGAATGCTGCCTTCTTCCTGGCCACACGCTGCTCTCGTCGCTTTTGGGCAATGTCCTGCCCACTCTTGACGTCCGCAGATAACTTCGTCGCCATTTCACGAGCTTGGGCAAGAGAAATGTCAGACGCGGAGCCAAGAGAAACAAAAGAACGTTTGCCTGTGACTGGCGACAAAAATCGAAAAACGTAGTACCGCCCTTCTCCCTTGATCATCAGATACAAGCCCTTGACACCTCCCAAACAAGTCAGCCCCTGTTTGGTGATTGCCGACACTTGTTTTACCGTCAGACTCTTAACCTGTTTCAC